ACGATATAAAAGGTCAATTTCTTTTGGTGATAGATCACGCATTGTGCGTTTTGTTTTTAACAGGTCAAAGATTGGAAACCCAGAGTAAAGTTTAATTTCACCAGTTTCTCTAAGCTCTTGTTTTAATTTCTTTAGCTGATTTAATGAGTTCTCATAAGCAGTCCTCTGCTGTTGAGTAAGATTTGGATTATCTAAGATAGTCTGAGTTTCTTTTACAGATGTATCTAATTTCCTATACTCTCTTGTCGCATTACTTGCTTTTTCAACAGCTTTACCTGTAGGATTAGCTGACCTCTGTACTTCTTTTAATTCAAATGATAATTGCTCTTGAGGTGTAAGTTTTATTTCACCTCTAGTAGTAATCGGTTGTACAGGTTCTAATTGATCTGTGGTGAATATTCTTTCACCTTTAAATTTTCTTGCACCTCTAACTGTAGGCATTTTTGTTTCAATAAATACCTTTACTTTACCATCAGGTCTAAATTCACGAACAACTGCTGTTTCTCCTGCATACTTACCAATGCCTTTTATTCTAACTGCAGAACCTCTTTCAAATCCTGTAGTTGTTCTCGCAGGAGGTAATTTCATTGGTTCACCAAAAGGCATAACTCTAGGGTCATATGGCTGACCTACAGGTCTAGCAAGCCTAATAGATTCAGCTTTCTCTGGTAACAATAATAAAGGCTTTTCTTGCAAGCTCTTTGGTATCTTTTCTTTTGCACTTAAAATATTAAACTGCAGTTGTTTAGAAATGCGTTGTGCTTCCTTATTAGAAAGATTAGGATATATCTCTGTAAGTAAATCTTCTGTGCTACCTCTAAATCCTTTTCTATTTGGAACAGGATTAAATAAAGTATGTAATCCCATAAGTGTAATCGAGTTGATTACTTTATCTTCAAATGTATCCCCACCTGTCTCCCAACCAAGAATACCCATTGCAGTTGTACCTAACTTTTTTCCATACTTAGGAATATGACTTAATGCACCTGCTCCACTAAATGCTAAAGCAGTAATAGAGTTTTCCATTGCTAAATTGAGTCTATCTTCTAATGTTTTTATATCAGGTCTATTATAGACTTGACCATGTACATTAAATGATAACAAATCTCTTGCAGAGTTAAATGAAAGTTTCTTTGCTGTTGTATTACCTGATAATGTCCTATTAATCCACTCAACCACTCTTGGAAGTTTTTTACCAGTACCAATTAAAGCTTTAGAAGATACAGCTCCTAAAGAACTCAAAGATGCAATAGAACCAAGTATCGCACCTACTACATCAGAAGCAGTTTCGCCAGGAGTTTGAGGCTCATCTAATCCCATTTCAGGATACCCTGCAAATGTTTCTCTAATTAAATTAGCTCTGAATCTATATGTTTTATCTCTTGGGTCTGTAGAAAATATAGGTTCGGGAGCTGCACCCTTTGCTATTGCCTCAGCTTGTGGGTCTACTTCTACAGGCATCTTTGCTGATTCTGCTACAGAAATAGGTTGAGCAGTAACAGCTTCAGGTCTTTCTTCTAATACTTCACCTATTTCTCTTGGTTTTGGTGGTTCAGGAAGTTTCATCTTTGGTTGTCCACCAAGCACAGCATTAGGGTATTTTTGAATAAATGAATCCTTTATAGAAGCAGGTATAGAGTATTTCTTACCATCTACATCATATTCAATACCAGGAATAGCATTAGGATTGTCCTTAAGAAAAGCATCCCTTACATCATCTGGTATATCATATTTTTTATTTCCTACAAAAAATCTTTGAGACATACTTACTATTACCTAAGATATTGACTATACGGGTCTACATCTTCTACAGTATCTACAGCAGTACCTGACAATACTCTAGTTCTAATTGTATCTAACTCACTCGTAGCAGTTTGTAAAATTTCTTTTGCTTTATCAAGATCTTTTTGATCATCTTCTGTAAATTCTACTAATTTTGTTGTACTAGCATTGAATTTCTTATCTTCTAACTGCTTCACTCTACTTGATATATCTTTAACTTTATCTGTAGCTAATTTTACTTCTCTTGCTTCAGCAGGGGTTATGCCCTCATCAGGTCTTTCTACTGCTCCTATAATAGGTGTTTTTTCAATTTTTCCTGCTCTTCTTCTTACTTCAACATAACCTGTGGATGGTGAGCCAATAATTCTTGGTTCAGTAGCACCTAATAATCTATTACTAAGACCTGGACTTTTACCATCTAAAAAGCTAGTAAAAGCATCTCTTGATTTAATATCACCTCTACGAATCATAAACTGAGCTTCTTGTGCTGATTTATAATCATCGCCTTCTAATCCTGCTAAATTAATTAACTGAGGCAAACCTTTAGTAAAATCTTCAAACTCTTTCTGCTTATTAAGCCTATCTTGCAGGCTAAGTTGTGCTGCTTGTTGAATACCAGAGGAGACACCTTGAGCGAATCCACCTGCAAAGGCTTGTGCTGCTGTTGGTCTTTTCTTTGTTTTAAATTTAAAAGCCATTATTTACTCCTAAGTTTGACTTGGTGTTAATGCGTTAGTCAATGCTCCACCAATCACTCCACCTACTGGCCCACCAACTGCAGTCCCGATTGCTGTACCTGCGGCTCCTAAGATACTTTCCCACCATTCTGGTTGTTGATCTATACCTGCTTGTATCTGCGCTCTAGTAGTTTCTTCTCTCATTAATGCTCTTGCCATTTGATCTTGTATCTGTTGTTGTGTTTGCTGTAAACCTGCCATAGTAGTAGCTTGACCTAAAGCTAACTGAGGAACTCTTTGTAATTGTTGTGCAGTTTGCGCTTCTACGCCTGTAAGTCTATCTAATAAACTTCTTTCTGCTCTTTCTTGAATACCAGGAGTAAGAGCTTCTAGTGCTTGAGCTTCTCCTCCTGCACCTAAAATACTACGCTCTAATTGACTCATAAGTTGTCCTGTTTGTCTAGCACCAACTCTTTCAGCCATTTGTCTTTGTGCAGCTCCAGACCTCCTGATAAGACTTTCAAGTTCTCCAAGTTGTGCTTCAGTCTTAGCTTCTGTTTCTTCAAGTTCTTGCCTTCTGCGAAGTTCTTCTTGTCCTCTCTGAGCTTCTTCTAAAGTTTCATACACTCTTCCATCTGCAGTTTTAAATAATCCAGTCTCTGGATCTCTAACGACTCCTGCTTGCTCTTGTAATTCTCTAGCTCTTTTAAATTGTCCCATGAGTTTTTCAGTCATAGAGTCACTTATAAAAGGTATGCTTTCAATTTCAGATAATGTTTGCCTTTCTTGTTCTGACATCCCTGCAAGTCTAGCAAATCTTGCACGCATTTGTCGCTCTAAGGTCTCTTTTGTACTATCAGGTAAAGGTGACCTTCTAATCTTTAAAATCTCTTGTTCTAATTGTTGTTCATCCATTTTACAAATCCTTTGCTTTCTTTATTTCAGAGAAATGCCACTCTTCATTTAGCTTTACAGCTAAGTAGAACTTACCATCTTTTGTGCATATTCCCATATCAGTATCTTTCCCTTCTCTGGGACTAAAAAAACCTTGTTTAAGGTTAAATATTTTATCTTGCTTACCATCTGTAAGTGTTTCAATCGTTTCTGACATTATGGATTACCTCCTTCTACATCGTAATCTATATCTATGCCATCTATTCTTACATTACTTTCTACACCATAAATTTCTATCTCAATACTTTTAGCCAACTCATTTATTCTACTTGAATGTGTTTGTAAGGTAGTATGTTCAATCATTTCTTGTGTAATAGAAGGTGTATCACTGCCATCTAAATAAACTTTGTAAGACATAGCAGTTCCAGTACCACTACCTTTGTAAGTAATATGCAGTTTTGTAAAGCGTTTAAACTGATCAGGTAATCCAAAATCAAATCTTTTTGTTTTTAGTAGCATTGTAGAAGTTGAGTCGTTAGAAGTGCTGCTAAATAAATTTGTTACTTTTTGTGTTCCATTATTAAATGTTTGTAATTCTTGAGTATCATCTAATACAAACTGACTTTGATATTGTCCTGAAAATCCACTGAACTTAGACCAAGACTGAGTATCAAAGTTATACGCATACATTGTTGTAGCATCAAAATCATAATTAACAACTAATGTGTTTATATTACCATGATACCCTAAAGACAACGCACCTTCATTTACATTTAAACTTAAGCCTTGATAAGTATCTCTAATTAGTAAAGACAGTTCAGATATTTCTAATCCTCTAAGTAGACTTACCTGCTTATTATCAGCAAAGCAAATACCATAAGGTGTATCTATTACTGCGTGTTTATGTAGACATCCATTACCTGCTATATGTCTTTCTAAAATAAAATTAACGGATTGTGCGCTTTGTATTCTATAGATATATATGTTTCTTGTTTTAAATACATATAATCTATTCTGAAACGAATGTAACGCAGTTATTTCATCACCATCATTCTTACCAACATCAACAAACTTTGTTCCAACCACGGCTTCATCGAGCTTAAAGTTATCAGTAAAGACAATGCGATTTCTTTCACGAATTGTTTGGTCGTTCTCATCTTTAAAATCTATATTCCCATAAAATGCTTTGTTACCTACTACTGTTGCTGTATTCCATTTTATCGGCTTTAGTCTTGTTTCTGCAGCTCTACCTGTAAGTGAATTATAGGTTGCGAGTTTCAATCCGTCATTAGGAAGATACCAAGTTGCTACTTTGTCTGTAGATACAGAGCATACAAATCCACTAATATGATTCCAATGATAATCACTTGCGAGATCAGTATATGTTTGACCTACCCAGTTACCCCAATTTACAGTACCTGCTGAAGTACCTGTAGTTAAGGTTGTTGTAGATAGTGATTTAATATTTGCAATATATGTTATTGTTCTTGCTAGTCCTTCAGTAAAGTTAGCCATGCTAGTAACATCTGCTATGTCGTGCATTACAATAATTGCTTTATCTACTGCTGCGCTTGAAGCACCTGAACTCCAATTTGATGCACCAATTAAAGTAGTCGCAGAATGATCACCATGAGTAGAACTTAATTCTTGAGTATCATTTGTTGTTGCACCATATGGTTCTAAACATGGTATCCAATACCCAGAGTTAGAAGTAATGCTAATACCTTTGCGTATTACATCTGTTGTTGTAGAGTCTTTTGCTCTTGGATCATCTGAAAACGCATCTTGTATATCATAAGTAGTAACTAAGTACCAATCTACATCATCTTCGGGTTGCCAATATAAATTAATACCTGTAATTCTTTCGTTCCAACTTCCAAGTGAAGTTCCTGTAAATGGCACTAATTGTATACCTGGACATCTAGCTCCTGATGCTAGTGGAGCGTTTTGAGCGAATACCCCTATATCTCCATTTGCATCTCTTGCTAATTCACTTTCTTGAACATAGTCATATAAAAATGTAACTGTATATTTATCTTTATCAGAAAAAGTTCCTGCAGTAGCATCAGGAATAAGTTTAGTATCTACTAAGTCTCCATTAAGTGTAGTTTCATCTGGGAAATATACAAATATACCTACTTCATTTACTGCATTTATATCATTATTCTGATCGAATGCGTACTTCATTGGTACTACAACAGGAGGTACAAGTTCTGTATCTTTTAAATACCAATTATTTATTGCAGCAGACATTGGAGGTGTTCTCCAACGATAATGAGACAAACTTAGTCCTTGACCAAATGTATCTCTTTTAATATGTCCATACCATTTAGGGTCGTTTACAAAAGAACCATCGCTGATTCTTAGTATCTGATTATGTACTAAAAGATCATGACTAGGAGCTTCTTTAACGGTAATATCGTCTATTCTATAAGTATCATACCCTGAATAATCCACTGAATAAAATGCGATACCTGCATTGCTTATTTTTGGAGAAAAGTAAAAAGTATTTGTACCTGTTAAAAGTCTAGTTGTATCAATATATGTTTCGCTTAAATCTGCACTCTGAACTTTTAATTCTACTTTTCCTGCTCCTGTAATATTAGACAGTGTAAATTGTAATTTATAAATTTTATTTTTTTCCAAACTCCCTGCCATATCAGCATTGGTTTGTGATAATGCTCCTTCACCAGAACTACGAGTATAAGAAACATGAGCAGGGACTGATGGAGGTTCACCTGCATTAAATGCCCAACCAGTGCCAAATGTCCAAGAACTACTTGTAGATAAAGAACCATTAGTAATTAATTCACTGCCTAAAGTAGAATAAGTATTTACTGTTGTCCAAGAACCTGAAGTTCCCTCTGCAACATCTGCCCTATATACCTTATCAGTATTAGCAACTACCCACCATTCAGTGCTTTTATCATTACCACTACCATCTTTCTCAGTTCGATAACGAAGAAATTCTGTGCTTGTATCAAGAAATAATGAAGAAGATTCTGAAAAGGCTTGTGAAGATTTAGCACTACTTGTACCAACTTTTGTAATACTACCACGCTTAGTATTAATAGCATTATCAAACTCTTGGAATTGACTATCTGATATATCTAACTCAGATTGATAGCTTACTAAGCCACCTGAAAAATCTCTTATACTTTTTCTAGCCATTAAAAGTCATTATATGGAACAGTTAGAACTGTACTTCCATCTCTGGACTGTCTTTCAAGTATTACTCGCTGTTTTTGCTCTAACCATTCATTTTTAAAATATGAAATTAAATTTAGGTCTCTAAGTCTTTCTGAAACCCTCCAACAAGGATAGTAAATTAATATTCTTTGATAACGCTCATCAATCTCTGGTTTACCAAAAGTAACTGATTGATTTGATGCAGAACCTGTAGCATTAGCTGTGATAACGATAGTAGTAGAATTAGTAATATTTCTTACAATAGTATTATCTGCAATATTTGCACCTACTATTGACATACCTGGTCTGACATCAGCCGTTGAATCCATAGTGACATCTGTAGAGCCACTTGAAACATCAACTGTTGAATCAATGAACATCTTATGTGGTACATAATAATAATATACTTTTATTTCTTTTACTTCAGTAGGAGTAGGAAATATTCCTAATTTATCCTCATGAATGTAAAATGCTTTATCTGTAGTAATATTGCTCATAGAGGAATCATCTGCAATATCATTAATCTCATTAATACCAATTCTTTGACAGATGCTACCATCATAATCTACTCTATATATACGAGTCATTGACTCTAAAGATAGACTTGTGCTTATTGCACCGTCTAAATTATTCTGATTTAATGTCCAGTCTGTAACTAATGTATTACTATCTTTCATTTGATATTCACTCTGATCTACAACTGAATTACGAGTTGCATATCCTTGTAATAAATTAGCTTCATCGCAAAGCTGAAAATGACCTTCGTTGATAAGGTCGTGTATAATTGAATCAGCTAAAACAGATGTAGAGTCTACACCTGTAATATTTCTGACTTCTGTTGTTATTTCTGATAAGGTCATAATATTTCCAATAAAGAGGGGGAGGTTAGTCCCCCTCTTCTTCTAAGGTTATTGATTAGCTTAGATCAGTCCTTGCTGAAACATACTGAATAACACCGTAGTCTTTACTGTTGTAGTCACTAATGTCTACACCATAGATCTTTGATGCTGAAATACCAAGTTGGTTTCCATAGTCAAAGGTCTTTTCTACCCACATCATATCAGAAGCTTCTGCAAAACAAGCTGCTTGTGCGCCCATGAAAAGGTTTCTTGAACCTTTTACAGCAGCACCACCGCCGTTATCGAAAGTGTTTACACCTTCGTGAGCGTGGATAACAACTCCATTATAGATACCTAAAGCACCTTTGAATAATGGATTATCATCTCCACGAACTTGCGCTTCACGCTGAATTTGCTGAAACTCATCTAATTCAAATAAGTCATAAGCAACTTCAGGATGCAATACCAATACATAGTAGTCGTTACCGTCTACACGAATTGGTCTCATTCTGTAGTTAGCAGATCCACCGATTTGAGCTAGTGTTTTTAATGCACTAATATCAGCTAAAGTGATAGAATCAGCAGCGGCTAATGCAGCTTTAGGGTCACTTGTCGCATAAACAGAAGCAGAAGCATCTGCTCTGTAATACGCATGAGTACCACTTGTTGCTGATAGTGCAGAGAAAATATCAGCATCGATAAGTTCTGCATATTGCGTTTTAAGAAGATCTAGGGAAGTGCTTCTAAAATCATAAAGCACTTTAGAGTTTGCGAATTTACCTGTATCTCTTACAGCTAACCTTTTTTGATTAGTGCTAACTGTGTTTGAAAAGGTAGATAGCGATTGCTCGTTACCCTCTAATGATGAATCACCAGTAATTGCACTTCCTGTAAGCTGATTTACTAAACCAAAAGTAACATCTTTACCTTTGCCTTCTTCCATCTGCTTAACATGAATAGCGTTTCCTGGTCCTTCACCCATGAATTTACTAAAGTAAACTCCTTTACTAACTTCACTCTGGAGTTCTTTCGCCCATCGTGAAACCTGTAGGCCTGATGCCCAATTTGCTGCCATTATAGACTCCTATTAGTTAAGATTAGTTTTAAAGAACTTACACCAGACAACATACTTACCTGCATCCATAGCATTAACGAATTTTACATCAATGGTATCTTCAGAGGCTTGGTACCTTCCACCTGAGTAGGTGTCTGCACCTGTTGCTGCGTTTAAGCTATTATATGTAATACCGACTGCTGCGTTAAGATCAACTCCATCAAGGAATCCATCTGGGCCATCGCCAGTAAAACCAACATCTGCTGTTGCTGTTCCACCTTCTGCAACGAGAATAGAAATACCAACTTCAACAATAATTGAACCTGCAGGTATTTTTATCGCTTCTAAAATATCTCCTGCACTCATATTTTGTACAGAGCAATCAATCATAGCAGCTTTGACACCTGGTGGCATTGAACTACTACCAGGAGATGTATTCCCGAAACCAGAAGCTGAATCAAAAGGGCCTTCTTTATAAGAAACTGTAGCCATTTTTTTCTCCTAATTAAAATCCAGAATTAACCTCCATTAAGGCTTTCTTGCGAACTTCGGGAGATAGATTTGCCCATTGCTCTGGTGTTAGACTATCGTAGTCTGTGTCCGACTCGTTTCCTGTACTAACATTAGACAGTGTGGTCGGTATCTTTGTTGCTTCCGTTGCTTTTTTAGCTTTGTCTATCTCTGGGTTTGCAGAATCCTTAACGGGTTGATTCTGAATGTTCCAAACATTATAGGCATCCTCTATAAAGGTGATGCCTCTCTCATCGCCAAAAGCAGCAATCTTTGCTAACTGATCTTGACCTAACTCTGGATGTGCTTCGATAAAATCATTCATCATTGCATCCATAGCACTATTATACTCTGTCTCAGCTTTTCTTGCTTCTTCAGCTTGAAAACGCTGTTCTATCATATCTTGTGCTTTCTTAGCAGCCATAAACTCAATGTACTCTTTCTGCTTTGCAGGGTCATATTCGTCAAACTCAGGTTCTAATTCAGGCTCTTGTTGAGGCTGTATAGAAGTCTGTAGCTCTTCTACCATCTTGCGCAAATCACCAAGTTCATTGGTTTGTCTGCCATTTAGGCTTTGTAAGTTAGAATAAGACTTATCCCTTTCTTCAGCGAACTTCAAAAGCTCTTCAACGGAATCAAATTGATTGTCGCCTACTTGTAGCTTTTGCTCCTCTGTTTCTGGGGTCTCGGTTGATTCTGCTTCAACCTCAGTCTCGTCATTGGTCGGGGATTCTTCTACTTCAGAGTCGCTATACTCTTCACCAGTTAGTTCCTTTTCCTCATCAATATATTGAAACTTAGATTCATTCATTATTGCATTACTCCTTCTCCACTCATTTGTGGGGGTTTTTGTTGTTGTTGCTGTGACTGGACTTGAGCTTGGCGTTCCTGCTCAAATTTCTCCAGTATCTCATCGGATGCTTCCATGTCGGATAGTTCAACAAACAATGGGAATAAACTAGCGTACCCATTGCGTACTAATTCCCCGACTTGGTTAGCCATTAACGCTCTCATTGTTGGAGTATTTTGACCTTGATCTAAGACCACATCAAACTCCATCGTTGAGAAGTTGTCCAAAAATTTGCCGATAATTTGATTTACCTCTGCCTGTTCTTCAGGCTCAACTTTATCAAACTCAGCTCCAATAATTCTTTGTATCTTATCAACAGAATAATACTGTTGCATATTAGACACTGCCATCTCTAGTGTATTCTTCTTACAAGTGTCTAAGTTCTCCATTTGTTCCATTAAAGTATTCATCCCTTGACGAATACGAGTTTGTACAGCGAGTCCTGACTCTGTAGAAGAGGTTGCCCTACCCATCATCGGGTCTGTAGCACCACTGATCTCCTTTGCATCGAAATCACTACGCTGTTCAAATGAAGCTATCGTTGGTACAAGTGCTGTATGCTGATTAGACCACTGACTCATAAAATCAGATATTCTTCCTTTGTAACCAGGAATCCCGATCCATTCCCCGTTAGCAGAAGCTCTGTTCATCTGTTCAGCAGTGACCTTGTTCCCTGTAAAGATACCACCACCCTTTGGAGAACGATTAATAATATCTAAGGCTTGTGACCTACGCTTATTCTTTTCTCTTTGAGGGTCTTTTAAATTTTCTACCAATCCAAAAGTATCTACCGTATCACCATAATCTTCAAAGGTATAGAAGAATGGTATCAACGGAAACTGATTATGTTTGTAAGGATTTGGTGTTTTTTCCTGTAAAACTCTAGCACCTGCAAATACAGTTACATAGGTCTTAGGAACGCTTTTAGCTACCACATTCAACTCTACAGGAGCAACTTCCATCTCAGGTCTTTCCATTATCTGCCTAATAGCTTCATTCGCTTTACGCTTGGTCTTGAACCCTTCCTGTGAAAATCTTCCTGTTTGTGGATTCACTAAATAAAATTCTTTCTCATACTCTCTTTCCCACAACTCAATGATGCGTATCTTCTTGCGATGTGCATCCATATTGTAGGCTTCCATGCTTTTAAAACCGTAGTTAGGGTCTACATTCTTGTATTTACTGCCTAATTCTATGTTCGTAAGCGATTCCTCACCTAATAAAGCCTCTTGTATATCTTCAGCTCTTTTTACATCTCTAAGCGCATCTGGGAACATATCCTTTGCTTTAGAGATAGATAATAGTTTAGTACGAGCTAATCTTCCCCACTGTGAACAATCAGGAGTGGTCGCTTCGGGATCCATCAGTACATTGGCCCAAGACTCTCTTTTGATATGTATCTTACTATCAAAATATTCACCTGGTT